ATCTACGTCTGTATACGATGTATTTGATCCAGTTGCAACATTACTATAAGATGAATTTGACCCCGTGTCAACATCTTGAAAATGCTGAACTCCTATATTTCCTGCAGAAACTGTTGCCGAAATTCCTGTTAGTTCTACGTTTGTATAAGTAGAAATAGTAAGACTTCCTATACCTGAAGTCGCTGAAACTCCGGTTAATGGAACCCCTATTCCTGTTACAACGGATCCCAGTGAAGACGTCGCTGAAACTCCGGTCGGTTGAACCAAAGGATTTGTTGTAATGTCAGGAGCGCCTATGCTTGAAGTAGCAGAAATCCCAGTGAGTGTCGTTGTATTATCTGATCTTCCAACTGGAGTCCCTACAGCACTTGTCGCTGAGATTCCTGTAAGTCCCATCACATCAGCTGGCGTAATGGTTCCAATAGAAGAAGCTAATGAAATTCCTGTTAAGGTTACTGTACAATCAGATCGTGCTACAACCGTTCCTAAAGAAGAGGTAGCAGAGATTCCTGTAAGCCCCATCATTTGTTCAGGGATTACTGAATAGCCCCAACCATAATCACTATTGTTCCAAGCGAGATCTCCCCATCCAGGTGTAGGCGATCCTAAGTCTGAAGTTAATGAAAGACCTGTAAGAGAAATGGTAAGTGCTGATTCGCCCCAGTTTTCAGATCCCCAAGTATCTCTTCCCCATCCTTGTTCAGGAAAAGCAGTAACAGTACCTACTGTAGATGTAGTTGAAAGTCCGGTTAATGAAACGGTGATAGTTTCGGATTGCCAAGAATTGGCTCCCCAAACATTAGTTCCCCAAGTTGCAGCCATAAGGAAGAGCTCCTTACGCTAGCTGTATGATCGCTGTTGAGGCAGCTGCCGCTGGAAATTCAATTGTGAATGTTCCACTCGTAACGGTCTTGTCTCCACCAAAATTAATAGCAAGGATCGATCGATTAGTCGTGAATCCTGTAATAGCAGTAGTATTATAAAGTAATAATCCTCGTGCCGTAAAACTAGCTGATGTCCAGCTACTATTAGCAAAATCACAAATAGCTGTGCTACTGTCTAAAGCAACATCAATATTTGTTAAAGTATTTCCTCCGCTTGAGTAGCCTGAAGATGTAGTTGTAACTTCATACGTACTTGTTGGATCTGCCGCTGCATCTGCAGGCGCCGCATAAACGGTCGTTGAAGCGCTTAAAGTTGCGTCGTTTGCTGAATAGAGAGCACACTTGATAGTATTTCCTGCAGCTGTACTTCCAGAGGCATTTAAACAATGCCCTCCTTGTAAAATTTCTGATTTGAAGCTGTTACAAATTGCTGATGTTATTGCCATAGTTTTTTTCCTTTTAAGGAGAAGGAGAATCGATTTTTATACGGATTGCTCCATCGTCATAATCATCTCTTCGTCTTCTACCTACTTGTTCGATAGCGAACTTCTCTACCTCTTTATTATATCGTTGTTCATAGTATGTCAACATATCTTGAGGACCTTTTAAGAACCCATAAGCCTCTACCAGACAAGCATAAAGTAGTCCATTCGCAAAATTCCTGCTTAAATACGTTCCAGTAATATTATTAACTAAACTACCTGGTATAGCTACATAATTAACTTGAAAAGTATATGTTTTGTCAGGACACGGAGCAAACATAATCGTGCCAGATGTCGTATCTGAAAACCCTGTTGCGCCTCCAAACATTGCATAATATTTAGGAATATCTCTTCCTGTGGCTACCGTTGTACCTGCTGTTCCATAGTTATTATATTCATTAAGAAAGGTAACGTCTTTTTTCTCTAAATAAATTAGAGTATCTGGACTAGTATCATCTTCTGTGACTTGAACCGATCTCACTGCTAAACATCCTGCAGGAGCATTAATATATTCTTGTCCAATAACTAAAGATCCAGTTTGAGATTTTCGATCAGCGTCTATGTTAACATCTCTTAAAATTCTCGTTTCTGCATCTGTAATAAAACCATCCGTAATCGTAGATGTAAAAACATTTGTGGTATCTGTAACTTCCGTATAGTTTTGAATAGCAGTTGTTAAGGTTGCATATGTAAAATTAGTTGCCATTATTGTGGTCCTATTGTTTTTAAAGTCACGGGTCCAGAAGATACACTATATCCTCCGAACTTTATTCCTCCTGTTGTAGCAGTGTCTGTGTCAACTGTAAAGTAGTAGTAATCACTAGGAGTTTTCAAGCTACGTGTTGTTGCAGAAATAAGATGGGTAGCGGCGGTCGAACCGTTCGCTCCTCGTTTCACTCCGCTTAAAACCTTTGAACTAATTCCTGTATAACTAATAATTTCGGTATCAACTAAAATAGCATTCGTGGGTGTTCCCACTGGATTCGTTGACGTAGGAACAACCGGTCCACTTGTTGGAAAACTTGTTGCGCTGGTTAAAGTAATTCCCGTCGTCGTAGTCGTATCGGTAATCGCTGCCGCTAACGTTGTAGTGACACTGGTATATTTTCCAGGGACAATAGAATAACCGGATGCCGAACATATATTAGATCCTGTAATTCCGTCAGTGGTAGGAATATCAGAAAATACAAAGACACCGGTAGCAAGAGTTCCTGTAGTTCCTCCAGTCGTAGGAGATCCTCGAAATCTTATGGTATCTCCATAACTTCTTTGATGATCTAGTTCATTAACATTTATAATTCCTGAAGCAGCAGCAAACGTTTGAAAAGGATTGTAGCCTAACCAACGTAAAGCATCTGGAGCAGGTTGTTGAACCCTTACTTTAGGAAGCGCTGTAGGATCTGCTTGATGAGGATAAGGATTTAATTGAGGTTGTTTAGATTCAAATTCAGAATAGTGCACAAATAAACCATTCCATTGAGTAACCATTTCATTCCATGGAAAAGATTGCCCACTAATGTCTGAAACTGCGAGTGCATATTTCCCCTGTGAATATCGTGCCATAATTAAATATTCGGATAGTATGTTTTCGGCGTAATATAAGTACTTGCCGAGGATCCATCCGCTGCCTCCGCTCTCACTAATTCGTCTTCGTATAATAATTTTAACTGTTGTGCTCTGTCTGCAGCATATTTTAAACTTAAGTAATAAGCGAGACCTGCGCACATGGCAGGGATATAATTATAAGGAACATCAGCCGCATTAAAATAATCTCCTGCATCTTGAATTCTTTTTAAATACCAAAAATGAGCATAGTTTCCTGCTTGAGAAGAACTTGGTGTAATGTATAAAGTAACACTTACTTTATCTATAAATCTTTGAACCCAATATTCTGAGGGTTGTCCTTCTGCTAATCGATTTGTATTAGCTGCATAACTCGCTCTGTCTATTTTAGTTAATGGAGTATCGGCTTGAGTAGTAGAGCCTCGATTCGTTCGATAAGACATTTGAAGAATGTCTTCAATTCCGTAAATACTTTCAGCGGCACCTGCGTTTGTTACGCCGGCATCACTGGTTCCGTCTCCCGTAGCTCGATAAAAATTATAGATAGCTTGAGACGCTACTAATGTGACATTCGTTTCGGCCACTTCCCAAAAGTGTAAACCTCGGTTAGACCATTCTTGAAAAAGAATGTTTAAAGATCGTCTTGCTGTTTTTAACTGGTAACCAGCAACTCCTCTAACTCCACATCTTTCATAAGCTTCTTCAATGATTTCATCAATTGAAAAATTCTTGCCGAACGTTGCTGTTCCGGAAGTAGTATTGGCCATTTAGCCCCCTACGCTCCAGTAATAGTTACAGTAACGCTACCAGATGCTCCAGCTAAATTGTAAACAATTCCATCTTTAAATAGAATACCAGAACCAGGAACATAAACGGATAATCCTTCTGTTCCATAGTTATAAGTAGCTACTGCAGTACCTGGTGATCCTGTAGATGTTGAATCATACAAAATTAAAGTAGCACTCGCAATACCATAACCTTGGATCGAAGTAATTCTAGCTCTACCAGTTCTAGCAAGAGTATTTGAACCTATTGTAGCTAGGTTAATGGTTGTTTGGTCACTTGTAAAATTTGACATATTTTTTTCTCCTTAGCTGTGAGCTCCCGAAGGAGCTCACATTAATTATTAGTTAGCAGTTAAATTGTTCGCTTGAACGTATTCAACTACAACTCTTGCAC